CATTCTGATATGGTATCAAATCTATCTACGTCTTGTATATATTCCTGAAATGATTCACCGGTAATATTTGGTGCAATCTTATCAGCGTATTTTTTAATATTGGTGAGATAATAGAAAAAACAATTATCAAACTTAAATGTCTTGCGTTCATCAAATAAACATAAGCAAGGGCAAGTGATAGAATAATCGATTCCTATTAACATATTGTACATGGATATTTATTCCGAAAACCAAGGCCAGTCACAGACTTCTTGTTTCATAACATTATCTATCCATGGATAATAATAATCAATTTTTGCAGCACCATTGTCTATGACAGATTGTGTTTCTGGATCAATGCTCATAAAATCAATTATACCTGCTAACTTACCATTATCTTCAAATACTGCACCACCTGAATCACCAAAATATATTGATCCTTTGTTTGCTAACATTCTCATAAGTTGACCATTGTCTTCTATAAGACTTCCATAGTAACTCATTACGCCTTTTTTACTTACTTTCTTATAACCTAGACTCCAACCAACAGTGGTTAGAGATTCACCGGGAACTAATTCAAAAGTTGTTTTTATTAGATTTGTTGGTGGTTCAACACAATCATTATCAAGAATACAAATAACAATATCATTGATCAACATTCCAGTACAATATGGTTCTCTAGTAATTATTTTTATAATTCTCACCAGTTGTCCACTATGTGTCCAGAAGTAACCAGGAAAATTGTCAGGATCACTAAAGCAATGTCGGGCACTGAGTATTGCTCTTGGATGAATTAAAACTGCTGAACCTATTATGTCAACGTGTTGTGTAACTAAAGCACCTACACAGGAGTAGCGGTCATCCTCGTCATGTTCGATGGAATCGTACTTCGATGAATCCAAAAGAAATGAGGGAACTCCCGCTACTCCTAGTGTTTTGTTCTGTTCCGGTTCGTCAAATTTTTGGGAGCAGGATATGCTATTGCAAGCAGTGCTTGTCGCCAGACACAGTGCGAGGATTAAAGCCCTCATACTCATGGCATTAATATTTAGAATAAAAAATCCTTCCTGTTTAGGAAGGATTTTTATATTTATCTACAATTTCTTGGTCGTGTAGTTCAAAATGGCAGTTTGAACATAATAAGATACACTTATCAAGTTCATCTTTAACTCTTTGCCATGATACTGCAAACATTTTATTAGAATTTACTTCAAATAATTTTTTACTTGGATCTATATGGTGGAATGATAATGCCCTATTACATTTTGTATATCCACATGATTGGCATTTACCACCTTTATATTGAACTGCTTTTTCTTTTAATTTGTTTCTTCGTACACTAACTAAACAACCTTGACAATAATTTTTATTGTGTATTTTGTTTTGTTTATTTGGAATTACATCTCTTAAACATCTTTTACATATATGTTGCATAACTCCTCGGACTGGACTCGAACCAGTAACCTGGCGGTTAACAGCCGCCCGCTCTACCATTGAGCTACCAAGGAAAGTGATTTACACTATCTGACATCCACCTGCACTACAGGCAAACTCCTTACCAACTTCTGTGTTATCTTCTGATTCATACTTCATCAGATCATTAAAGTTAACCTTGACCTTTGGATGTGCTGCATATGTTGCAGAATCAATTTGCTCAAACGGTGCCTGAGCATATGTATGATTATCACTTCCAGGAAGGAATGCAATACCTGTTGCCACATCAAAGTTCTCCCACAACCAATTGCCGACTTCAAGGAATTCACTATCCTTATAGTTTACAGTGATTGAAGGCTTGTGATGACAGTAATGCTCCTGATATGTTTTCCACAGATCAAGATGATCAAGTGCACGAAGATCTTCTGTAGTCACAGTACCACGAGGAGCCTTCATTGCAAAAGTAAATACGGCAGTAGAAGTTGGGTTTATCACATCATCCTCACACGGGACTCCTTGATCCTTCATCAAGTTATATAAAGGATCTTTCTTGTCCAGACGAATTCTGCGGAAATAATAATCCGCATAGCGTGGATGTAAACCCGAAGCGGAATCCACCAAGCAAGAAGTGGTGCCTTCTGGCTTGACGCAAGTGATTGACTTGCTAGGATTAATACCCAACTTCTCTGCCCATTTGAGATTTGTAGCCGTTGCATGGTCACGAAGATTCTCAAGAAGTCGAACTAGTTTTGGCTTACCTTCAAGACCACTGGTAAGTTTATTATCAAAAATTCCTGTCATGGAAACACCAAGCAATCTTTCCTCTTCACAGTTCTTCTTCCATTCAGGACGAAGATAAGGAAATTTCACAAAAGTAGACTGCACAGTCCCAATAATAGTAGCAAGTTCAACCTTCTTCTTCAGGCTGGCTGCGGTATCATCGGTACGAACTACCACCGTTGAAAGATTGCAAAATTCGAAAGGTTTCAGAATAATTTCTGCACATGGATTGGTACCATATTCACAGTTTTCCTCTCGTCCCCACTTCACTGCTTGCTCCTGTAGAGCCCTACGATTGATCATGCCGCGTTCTCCGCTGTGGGAGTTATACAGAGAGGTCCACTCCTCAAGAAACTGTCCCATAGGGGGCTTACCACGATAAACCGCTGAATTATTGGCGTAAGACCTGAATCCTGCTTGTTCCCACCACGCACCTGACTTGCACATGGCAATTTCACGGTCTCCCAGGTCACTGAGAGAAATCATAGCGGATCTACGCACTCCACCAACGATTACGGCATTGGCAATGGCACAGCAGGTGTCATGGCATTCAAGAGCCGAAAGTTTACGTCCCTGTGCGTTATAGAAGACCTTGACCAAAAATTTGAATAAATTATCTAGTGGAGCAGGACCAGAAGCACGACCACCAAAAGTCTTAAGTCGTGCACCAGATGGTCTAACCTTTGACAAGTCCCACTTAGGATGCTTACCGGAATAGAGATCATTGAATAATGTTTTAAGCGCATCGCCCCAACCTTCCTTTGAATCTTCTACAACGATTACCTTATCAAAATTCTTTACAATCTTGTTAGCAACAGTTGGAAGTTTATCAGTGTATTGACGCTCAACAGAATATCCAGTACCTGTGCCATTCATAAGAATAACAAACAGTTCTGCAAAGGATTCAACAGAATCGATTGGAAGATATGAGCAGTTATACAAACAAGTATTATCGTGATCAAGAGCAATACCTGCAGTCATCAAACTTCTCATGGAAGGAAGAACTTCAAGATTTAAAATTGCTTCTTTGACATCAGGTCTTTCTGACAATGATGGAACCTTATCGGTGAAATAATTCCACCAACGGTCTACGCATTCGTCCCAACTCTCGCGGCGATTCTGTGAAGGAAGCCAACGAGAATAACGAGAAATAAAGATAAAAGATTGAAACGGTGTTAAAGCATCTGCCATGTAATGAACTCCTAGTGGGTGTCTTATTTAGTTGTTAGAGTCTGCCACGAAACTGGGAAAAGGGGAGCAATTAATTTGTCAATTGCTTTAGCAAATTCCTGCACTTCCCATTGTGCATGAGCATCGATACGAAGATTATAAACTCTTGCAAATGCATAGAGTGAACCGGTCCACACAAATTCTGTGTATGTACCTTGTGGTAAAATTGATCTTGCCTGTTCTGGTGCAACACCATCTACTAATAGACGATTATATAGATCCAAACATTCTTTTGCAACACCAGAATATTCTTGTCGTAATTTAATACAGGTATCAAGATCTTCAATAGCACCACTGCTACCTTGCTTGGCTCCATTGGTTGGAGCGTTTCTCCAAAGAGGTACATAGATCTCTGGCTCAAAGGTAACATAACGGCGACTTACTTCATTCATGACAAGACCAACTTGATGTTTACCAAGTTGTGCACGAACAAAGATAGGACACTTAATACGAACACTAATCTGCGGATGACAGAATGGTGTAAAGTGATTATGCTTTGCAAGATATGTAATTAATTTTACATCTTTGTCTAGTAGATAAGGTTCATATGGTTCTTCTTTACCCGGACGAGGAGTGTGATCTTCCATTGTGCCATAGAAACTCTGCTTATTAAATGAAACACGGGCAGCATCTACTACAGATAAATCGCTACCCATGTGATCAATAAGTTGTACATGTCCATGGTCAAGTACTGAAAGTTTAGTCTGCTCCGGAAACATTTGTGCTATCTGTGTCATCTTCTTCATCCTCATCTGCATCTACAAGTTCAACTCTTACGCCATCAATCTTTGTAAAGTCCGCTGCATATTCTCGTGCACGTCCCCATAGTTCGGGGTCCATTTCTTTTACGTACTCACCAAATCGTTGTACGAAAGTAATGTACGCTTCACTAGCCTTTAAAATATCTTCTTCAGATAATTTGTCGTTTTCATCTTCCATTTAAACCTTCTTCCAGTAAGTATACTTTACTTTTGCTTTAAGTCCAGAATAAACATTGTTGATTATTAGTTTCATGGTCATTGATTCACCGAATGCTAGAACCATGTCGTTAATATCTTTTTTATCAATTTCATTAGGCCAAATTACTACATTTCGTCCAGCCTCAATGTACTTTCCAATCAAGTGAACAATTTCTACATTTCTTGGTTCATTATCAAATATAAACACAACCTTTGATTTGGAGATCTTCTTAGGAAGATCTTCTAGCCAACCTGCACCCTGCATTGAGATTCCATTTGGAATAAACATGGAATCAATCGGACCTTCAGTCACATACACAGTATCTCTTGCGTCTACTTTATCTATGTTGTACCACAGACGCTCTTCGCCTTCACGCTTTAAGGTGATATACCTTATCGCTTTCTCTTGCGCTTTTTCTTCGATAATCCTGCCTTGGACACCAATAAGGCTCCCGCTCTCGTCATAGAACGGTATGACGAGCCGACCTTCCTTAGATCCTTCTCTATCGAAAGAAGACATGATTCTACTGAAATCACTACAGTAATAAAAATTGCAATACTTTTCTTTTGGAATTTCTCTAGATTGAACATATTTTACCGCCGGATGATCTGCATTGAGTAAGTCAAGCCTTGTTCCGAGATCACTGAACACTGGCTGTTTCTTTTCTGTCTTCGTTGTAACCAACGGTTCTGGATTTTTGTCTTTGAAATTTTCAAATGCATATTCTTTGCAGAGAGATGGGCTGACGCTTTCAAGTACAGAATATAAACTACAAGCAATACCGCAGTTGTGACATTTATAAACATAATTTCCTTTGTTTTCAAAAAAGAAGCCTCTCGTCTTCGTCTTGTTCTTTAGTGAGTCTCCACACTTAAAACAACGACACGTAGCAAGGTTCTCTTTCTTCCACTTGAACTTCTCAAGTGAGCCAGACAACATATTCACATATTTCTTATCAATATATAGGCTCATTTTGGTGCGTCTTGAAAGACCCAGTTTACTGCCTTATTCTTTTTAATACCAAAACTATCTGAAAATACTAATGGACCAGAACCCGATCCATAACTTTCTTCATCTGTATTATTTGCATTGACAAGATTGTTATTTGAATTTTCTACATCATAGAACTTCATCTTGGACTTATTCACACCAATAAGAAATTTACGATTCTTGGTTGTATCATTACCACGGTTCTTTAACTGCTTCACCATGAGTTGACCATTCTGTGCTAACTCTTCAGTCTCAATGAGTGCAATAAAGAAGTCTGTAGTTTGTGGTAGACCAAAACTTTCAGATGTGTCTGTCATCTCCATGTCACTACTCTTTGCACCTTCACGGTTGACCTGAGTAGCAGACCATAGTGGTACATTGAACTGCTTGGCAAGACCACGTAGTTCTTCTGCAATACCCTTGACATAGGTGTAACTATTCATACCGTTGCCCATCTTGAATCTTGCACATGAGCAGATGTTTAGATAATCAACAATAATAATGTCAGGCTTGAACTTCTTCTTAATCTTCAGTTCTTCCATCAGATTACGAAAGTGAGTGACATTGGCTGCAGCAGTAGGATATTCCTTAATAATAAGTTTACCATGGCATGTCTTCTTGAGATTGTTTACCTTGTTCTCGTACATGGCTAAAGGCATCTTCTCAAGAACATGAATGTCTGTATCTAGAAGATTTGCATCAATACGTTTAGCAATTTCTTCTTCAGACATTTCAAGTGTGATATACAGCACATTCAAATTCTGTGTAAGACATGCAGCAGCATGATGGCATAAGAATGCACTCTTACCAACACCGGATGCTGCCATCACTACATTGAGAGTCTTCTTACGAACTCCACCACCGGTGATGAGATTCAACATCTCAAGATCAAATGGTACACG